CGCAAGTTGTTAGAGTGGATGAATGTGCCTACAGAAGAAATTGAACGTATCAATCTTGAAAGCCTTAAGCACAAAAGTATAGAAGGCCTGCTAGGAGATCGGCAAGAAGTAATACAAAAATTGCAGTCAATTGAATTTGAAGATCGAGATCTACCAGCAGAAACGCAAGAGTTAAATGAGTTTGCTAAAGAATATTTACAAAAGAGATGTGTTACGTTGGATTACCCGTTTTTATATAAAACAATGCCACGTCGGGGCGTAGTAATTCCGTTCACCCACAACAATCAAGTGGTGGGACATACTACACGATTCCTAGACGACCGTATACCAAGATACATTCAAGACATACAACCTGGATATGTGTTTGGTACAGATTTGCAAAAGTCCAACTGGCAAACGGCGATTGTAGTCGAAGGAGTATTTGATGCACTCAGCATCAATGGACTGGCAGTGCTACACGCAGAGATCAATGATGCACAAGTTAGATTGATACGCAGTCTAGGACGCGATGTGATAGTGGTACCGGATCAAGACGAAGCTGGCATGAAGTTGGTGGATCGTGCGGTAGAACTAGGGTGGGCGGTAAGTATGCCCGAGTGGCCCACGGATGTAAAGGATGTCAACGATGCAGTGATTCGTTGGGGTAGATTAGCGACCTTGCTAACTATAATGCAGGCCCGAGAAACTAGTAAGATTAAAATAGAACTAAGGAAGAAACAACTTGTTAAAAGACTACGGACTTGATGTCCAACGACTATTCTTAGAAATGATGTTGCAAGACGCAGAATCGTATGTTCGCGTTCAAAACATTTACAATCCAGAAAACTTTGATCGCAGTCTGCGCCCTGCTGCTGAGTTTATCGCTAAACACAGCGACCTGCACAAGACACTGCCCACTACGGAACAGATCAGTGCTAGCACAGGCGTTAAACTCAACAACATTCCAGATTTAAACGACGGTCACTTTGAATGGTTCATGGATGAGTTTGAGGGCTTTACTCGTAGACAAGAACTCGAACGTGCGATTTTAAAGAGCGCAGACTTGCTGGAAAAGGGCGAGTATGATCCGGTGGAAAAATTAATCAAAGATGCGGTACAAATCAGTTTAACCAAAGACATGGGTACAGATTATTTTGCAGATCCTAGACTTCGTATTGACAAGTATTTTAACTCAGGTGGACAAGTAAGCACAGGCTGGCCACAGATGGACAAGATCTTGTATGGTGGATTTAGTCGTGGTGAACTAAACATTTTTGCAGGTGGATCTGGGTCTGGTAAAAGTTTGGTCATGATGAACATAGCATTGTCGTGGTTACAAGCAGGGCTCAGTGGTGTGTATATCAGTTTAGAACTCAGTGAAGAACTATGTGCGTTAAGAACAGATGCTATGTTGGCTGGAATGAGCACAAAAGAAATCCGTAAAGATATTGATCAAACAGAACTCAAGGTTAAGTTGGTGAGTAAGAAAGCCGGGCAGTATCGTATTAAAGCCCTGCCGGCACAAAGTAATATTAATGACATTCGTAGTTACATCAAAGAAGTTCAAGTGCAAACTGGATTAAAAGTAGATTTTGTTATGTGTGATTACTTGGACTTGTTAATGCCGGTAAGTGCTAAAGTTAGTCCAAATGATTTGTTTGTCAAAGACAAGTATGTTTCAGAAGAATTGCGTAACTTGGCCAAAGAACTTAATGTGTTATTTGTAACAGCGAGTCAGTTGAATCGTAGTGCGGTAGAAGAAATTGAATTTGATCACAGTCATATCAGTGGTGGTATCAGTAAGATTAATACTGCGGATAATGTGTTTGGCATCTTTACTAGTAGAGCAATGCGTGAGCGTGGCAAGTATCAAATTCAATGTATGAAAAGTCGTAGTAGTACTGGTGTTGGTATGAAGATCGACTTGGACTATAATGTTGAAACTATGCGTATCACTGATCCGGGTGAAGAAGCTGGCCCAGTTAATTCTTTTGCCAAGGGCAATTTGCTTGACAGCATCAAAGCAAAAAGCAATTTAACCAACGGAACTGAACCAGCAAATCCTACAGATCGAGAAGACACTGGACGTATAACAGCTGACGTACAAAGTGCTAAACTAAAGCAATTGCTAGGTCAAATTAAACAATCATGATTGATCTATGACTCAAAATATACATTGTCCAATGATCCATGGTGGCCTCAATATCAATTTAAAAAATCTTGGAAACACGTTGACTTATAACCAATGTTGTTTAAGCACTACTACTATGTCAATACCAGCTGACGCATCTGTGCTGTGGTATGATACTCCATTACAAAATATCAGAAAAATTAACAATGAAAATATTTGGTTAGATGGATGTCGACAGTGTCAGCGTATCGAAAGTGCTGGGATCAAAAGTTTTAGACAGTCAATGATTGAAGGCCTTGGGGTTGAAAAAAACTTGCCAGGTCCCCAACGTATAGATTTATTGTTTGATCGTAGTTGCAATTTGGCTTGTAGAACATGCGGATCACACAGTAGTACATTTTGGGAAAAACATCTTCGTGACAATAAGTTATCTGACAGTACCAATTATACTCCAGTGATTAATGATAATTTTAATACAATTAAAAAACTGTTAGAAACATTAGATTTAAGCAACTTGAAACAGGTTCAATTCTGTGGTGGCGAAACATTGATGGGTACTACCTATTGGAAAACTGCTCAGTTGCTTGCGGATTTGATTCCAGACGCCAAAGAAAGAATTCTGTTGGGATTTCAAACAAATGCCACACAGCCCATACATGAAAAATACTATGAGTTATTGGAAAAATTTAAATTAGTTAAATTTATGATCAGTCTTGATGGCACACACGACAGATTTGAATACATGCGTTGGCCCGCTAACTGGAATCAGGTGGTTGATAACATTGCCAATATGAGAGAAAAACTTCCTAGTAATGTGATGTTTTTTGTTCAAGAAACTACCACCTGTTTAAATTTATTTTATTTTAATGAAGTTGAAAACTGGGTCAGACATAATTTTGATACCAATCGATTTGGTGATCGAGTTGACTACACAACACAATTGGTTTTACACGAGTATCTTGATGTAAATATTATTACACAAGAATATGTTGATGCAATAAAAGACACCAATAGTTTTCAATTTATTAATCTAGACTGGCAAGAAAACCCATTTAAGATCCGAGAATTTATTGCAAAAACCGAACAGTTTGACCACCTAAGAGGGCAAGATTGGAAAAAAACATTCCCAGAAGTGGCTAATTTTTATTCTAGATATTTCAAATAAATAATAAAAAGGTCCTGGACTAAAATGCAAAAGAAAACTAGAAGTTTACTAGAAGAATTAGATTCAATGTACATCGAGCGTGATCAACGCCATGTTATTGAAAACCGTGCATCTAATGTGATAGCCAGTGCCATACGCTTGTTAGAAGAAATTGATTCTAGTTACAGCACCGAAGATGCACAGAATCTACAGCGTAAACTACTGAACGCTATCAACCAGCGTGACCCTGGCAAATTTACCCGTACAGTGAGACGCACAGATGCAAATTCATGAATTGACACAACCCAGGCTGGATGAAGGCATAGCCAGTACCCTAGGCAAATTAGTAGGAGGTGCTCGAGCCGGAGCCAGTGCGCTGGGACAAAAACTTAGTCCCGTCGGCGATTTCAAATCCGCCATGGCAGATCCCATGCGGCAACAACAGATAAAAATGTTGGCTGACAAAGTCTACAGAGGCTGGAAACAGTATGAAAAGACTTTATTACAAAGCAATCCAGATGCCAGAGAAACACCTATGTATGAACAAGCATTGTTGGCATTTGTGGTCAAAAACTTGTTGGGCGGACAATATCTGCCCAATGTCATCAACAAAGATAAAATTACAGCATTGGTCAAACAATTAAGTGCATCCAGCGGTGTCACAGAAGCCAATGCTTCAAAAGTTACCGGTGCCGCAAACTCTGGAAGACCAACAGCTGCTGAACAAGAAAAATTTCAACAAATGGCTGCAACGGCGGCAGCAGCCGCTCCAAAGACTCCAGGAACCCCACCAACACCACCAGGAACACCACCAACACCACCCAAACCACCCAAACCACCCGTTGCACCGTTAACTCCGCAGAAAGAAAAAGATCTTTGGTTACAGTTAACACAGCAGGCCGCAGTGGCCACTGCTCAAGCCCCGGGTACCGGCGGCAAACCAAGCACCCCGACGGGAGGCCCGGCTGACTCTGATAATACCGGTGCTGGCGACGCCAGAAGTTATGAGCAACAATTAAAACCAACTGATCCAGCGGTGGCAACAGGTCTTAAAAAATTTAGTGAAGCATCTGCTAAAAACATTGGTGATACCACGGTGAAATCCACTGGCAATCCTATAGCCGACGCCTTGTTACTCTTGGCCGGTTTTAGAGGTATCTAATGAAACTCCTCGAAGGTGGCAACGTATTCAAAGACAGTAACGGCCGTGCTGTCACACAACGCATCAATCAGACTGATGTGAAATCAACCTTGGCCTGGTTAGAAGAACTAGTG